CTAATCGATGGACAGTTTATGGACACTTTCAGCCAGCGGATTAAAGTTGATCGCGTCCTGTAAAAAGTCCGGCGAAAAATGAGCGTACGTCATTGTTTGCTGAATCGTTGCGTGCCCCAGGATTCGTTGCAACGTAACAATATTTCCGCCATTCATCATAAAGTGTGTGGCAAATGTATGACGCATGACATGCGTAGCCTGCCCCTTCGGCAAATCCGGTTTCACCTCCTGAAGAATCTCCCGGAACTTCAGATAATCAACCTGATACAATAACCCCGTTCGACGGGTTTTAATCAGAGGCACGACCGAATCCGCCACAGGAACCGAACGGGATTTTCCGTTTTTGGTGTTAAAGAACGTCACCCGGTTGCCAACGATATGCTCTCCACGTAGTTCCGATGCTTCACTCCATCGGGCACCAGTAGAAAGACACAGAATGGCAACACGACGCGCATCACCCTCCAGTCGTTCAAGAAGCCGTTCAATCTCATCATCAGAAAGAAAGGCCATCTCTGTGTTCTGAACTTTCAGTTTTCGTATACCGCGTACAGGGTTCGCGTTGTGAAAGACCTCAGCTTCAATCAGCACCGTGAACATGGTAGACAGTACGCATAAGTCACGATTAATACTGGACGGCATTAATCCGGCCTGTAATTTCTCTGACCGATATTCAAGCATAAATTTTCGCGTCATCTGACTGGCGCGAGGATCTCCCATTTCACGAACAACCTTCCCTAGCCTAACTCTGTAGCTATCCCCGTAAGCCTGATTACGCCCATCAAGCATCCACCACGCATCAAGCAGCTCTGATAATCGCCGCTGATCAGCTGGCTTAGCCTGCCATGGCTTGTCATGAAAGTTCTGTAACACATACTTCTCAAACTCCTGAGCCTTTGATTTCAGGGCAAAGATTTTTCGAATCCGCTTTCCTTCCGCCCCCTGCGGTCTGACATCGACCTGATAACGTCCGTCTTTGAGTTGCTTAATCGACATGATTAGCCCCTCCAACGGATAAATTAACTAAACACTCCTTGCGATATGTAATTCGCTCAATGTGTAGAGTCAGCCAACATTGCTGCCTGATCGGGGTGATTTTTGGGTAATACCGATTGAAACCTGATCGCCCTCCGACTGAATAGATCCATCAAGAGAGAGAGCCGGAGCAATCTGCCCGGCGACAGGTAGCGTCTTATCTTTTATTAGCCACAGCATGTATTTTTCAAAGCGATCGACTTGCAGAACCGCCTCAACGATTTTTGCTCTAGCGTTCTTTTGCCCCGATTCGTAATTCCTTATGGTTGCCAAAGACAACCCAGTAATATCCGCAAACTGCTTTTGTGTTAACCCTTCCGCCTTACGTATCTGACGTAACTTTTTTGCATAGTCTATTGACAAGATAACCATTTGAGTATTAACCTCTCGCACAAAGATAACCTTTTGGTTATCTTTACAAGCCAAAACAAACCATCACAAGGCGCGACAAGCGCACCAACGCAAGAGGATAACAAATGCGGGACTTCATTGCCGATAAAGAGTTATCTGACCACCAACCACTTCAGGAAAGTGACGCACTCAGCGGATCCATTGATGCCGCCAACGACGACGAACACGAAGAAAACAAGAAAAAGCGTTCCTACAAAAAAGGAGCGACTTTACGGCTGGATGGTCCGATCGCCGGGCTTTGCTCTCTGGAAAAAGGCGCGGCATATATTGGGCTAACAAAATCTGCACTGCGCGTAGCCATTCATCGCGGTCAAATGCCGGGACACAAGACGCGCACAAACCCGGAAGATGAAAACTCAGACGGAGTATGGTGGTTTAACGCCAAAGAGTGGGACAAGTTGGCTGATGAGCTACCAGAGCACGAGCCCCCAGAATGGCACAACTGGAAAAGTTACTGGACGTATGACCGCCAGAAAAGGAAGTTCTCTCCAGCTAATAAAGAAGACTGCCAGACCATTAACGGTAAGCGAGTTTATACAGGCAGAAGCTCAAAACTGGACCAACTCAGAAACAACAGAGGCAACTAATCGTATGAAAACAAACACGCCAGATTTCACAATAACTATTTCAAAAAATGACCAACCATTAATTGATAACCTGAAATACCTTGCGGAAAAACATAATAACGGACGAATTGCAATTAATTTACGACACATCACAGGAGTAACAATTGTAACCAGTTACTGGCATCTATATCTAATCGCTAAATCAGTACTTGAAAACAAAGATTCTGTTGTCAATGGAAGAGATATAGATACTCTTCCTGCACAAATCAAACCGATAGCCTATCAATTGCGTAATCGTTTTAAAAATGAAGGTGGGATTATATTTGACTTTCCCGCAGCTGTAGCCGTGAGCTTCTCTCGGGAGGATATACTTCACTCATTTCGTTTTGCTCTATCAGGTGACGAGACATTATGGCAGCTAGAAGATGCCGGGAGCAGCCCGGCATAAATCAAATTAAAAATCAACCAGTTGTGTGACAGGTGGGTATTTACGCTGAATTTTGTCAGTTACTAACGCCAGTAATATATGAATCTCTGCGTTTAATGCGTCTTTATCACCCGTCGTTTTTACCCTGGGAGGGTTAATGTTATCCAGAGCAGCACTAAGTTCACTCAACAAATTAACAACTTTTTTATCTTCTGACATGAAAACCCCTTAACAATTTAATTAAACATAAGCCAGGACCTGAACCGGCCAGTCCAAGTCCTAGACACACAAAAAAATACCACAAATCAATACAAGGTGACACGAGTACACCTTACCGAAGGTACAGAGTTTTAATATGAAACTACAGCGCAATTATTCACAGCAGCGCTTCCGCAACGGTGCGGAACGCCATGCTAACCGTTTCGCTATCAGTGCATCACGTAGCAACTCTCGCTACAGCCTGAGCGAAACACACGCAACGCCGGATGGCTACCCAATAAAACAAATCGGCGAGCATACCTGGCTGATTGAGAAAGCTGGAATTGTGGTCCACAAATGCCCACGCAATCCGTTTACCGGAAACCGCATTTTTGCATTGAGCTGCGGCGACAATCAGTTCGGGCAGGATTTCACATTATACGAAGCACTTCGCACGGTTGATCGTCTGCTTCGCGGGCAAAGTTTTATTAAACAGGCTGATTTATAACAGGTGCGTTATGACCAAAGAGCATGCACAAGGTGTATTTATCCGTTTTATTGATTTTCGCGGTGAACTGTTATTACGTGCATCCGCTATTGACGGAGTGACTCCGGCGGGTAAAAACGGAGCCGACGAAGCCACTTACGTTTATCTGAACGGCACGCGACTGCTTGTGGAACTTCCGTACCAGACCGTACGAGAAATCATTAGCGAAGCTGAAAAGGCACGCCAGGCTAATGGCGATGAACCCTATATCGAAATTATTTGTATGGATTCAGAAGCTGAAATACAGAAAGCAGATTAAAGGACGTTGTGATGGGCAAAGAATATAAAACTCTCATTAACAAAGCACTTGAGCGTTTTTATTTTCGCTTAAGTGCATCAGGCGCTCATGCTGAACGTGCGGCCCGTGACTCATTGACCAGAGCAATCCGAAGTCTGTATGACGTGGCTTTTTACGCTGATGATCTGGATGCACTTAACGAACTTTCCGAGCTAATCTGTGCCGCAGAATGCGGGGAACATATTGAACCGTATAAGCTGGGGAATATCGCATGAGTATATTTATCTCATGGCTTGTTCTGATTATTTCGGTGGCCTGCGCTATTGGGATTATGCGAATTATTCATTCAATAAAAAAGATTGAACGCTTTTTCACTGGCGAATAACAGAGCAAATAAAACCACAGATTAAATAAGAAAATGTAAAAACAATCCGCATTAGCGGAGGTATTCGCACACGCCAAGGAGGCGTAATGGCAATTAAGCATTTTCCTGTCGTTCGTTTTACCTCCAGAGGGCGTGAATACGAAGTCGACGAACGCCTGATTACCACAATCGACAAACACCGTTCGGAAAAGGATGCACACCACATCTACCTCACTGACGGCACTTACTTCTGCGCCACCAACGTGGCGCGGGTGAATCTTATCCGACAGGTACAGGAGCCACGCAGATGACCATTCTGGACTACATCGCTACCCATCAGGGTTGTAGCGGCGGAGAAATCGCCGCAGCACTGAATACTCCAACCACAGCCATTAATGCTGAGTTACGCCGACTTTGGCGTGGCGGCTTAGTCATCAGAACAAACCGCAGCACAGGTGGTCGCGCTCGCAAAACAGGAGGCCAAGCTTCTTACCACGTAAACCCGATGCCGTTCGGGTGTAGCAATCCACTTACTCACATGTTTAACCAGCTACTGAAGGAAGCCAGAACATGAGCAACATCAACCACCAGAAGCTACGCGAACTGGCATTTGCCCTGCAACGAATGGCAACGCCTCAAAAATTACTGGCATTTCGCGCAATGCTCTCGCCGTCTGCCGTGCTGGCACTGCTGGATGAGCTGGAGCACGCCAGTACCACGGCTCCTGCCATTCGCCTGACGCTCCATCATGAAATCGCTGATTTCTGCGCGACGTTGAAGGCGCCAGGCGAACCGGAAACACCGGAAGCAATACAGCAAGAGCTGCTGCAACGCATTGACAAGGTTTTTGATTTTTTTCTGAACCAGTAAGAAACCAGAACATGCACACACAAAAAAACCGCTTGCCATGCCGCAATCAGTCAGGTTACATTTCCGCTGCACCTCACAAAACGGGTGTCGGGTTTCGCAGCCTGCTGACTACACAAGCGCACAACCGCGCCAGCGGTTTTTTTGTGCGTACTGTATTGCCACGTTTTTTTCGCGTCAGAATTATGGCGGGGCGTACGGGGCCGACTTCGGTCGGGCCGGGTTCTTGTGTAGCCGGTACTGCGAACCTCGTACGTCTCGCCACCCACAGTTTCGCAGCTCTGGATGGTGAGTTTTCACAACTTACTACACAAGGGGCCACACCATGGCAAACCGCAAACCACACCGCGCTATCGCGGAGCGTCGTCACATCCAGACTGAAATCAACCGCAGACTTTCCCGCGCATCACGCGTCGCGCAAATCATGCACATCAATATGCTGCATGAGCGCAGCCACGCACTATCAAACATTTATTCCGCCTCTGTTTTCAGCTATCTGGCGGATGATCTGCACGAGCTTCAACAGCTCATCCAGCAGCAAAACAAACTCCATTAATTCCTGTTCCGGGCCTTTCCTGCACCTTGCGGCGGGAGGCCTTCGCACATCTGTAACAAGAGGATTGCCGCAATGATTCTCGCCAACGACTTTCTTGAATACCTGCTCAACACAGAACGTGATCTTGCCGCTCGCGTGCGTGATCGTTATGACATGTACCAGAAATCCCTGCCTGTACCGCAGCTCGCTGACGGAAAGATTGTTATTGATGGTCGCTACATGATTGACAGCCACGAGGGAAATTACAGGCTTTACCGCATTGAAGGTGGCACCCCGTCCGTTATTGGCATTTACCAGCGCCCATCCTCTGCAATCGTCGATGTGATTGCCGACAGCATCCGCATCACACATCGCCATGCCGACACAGAAGACACCGTGCTGGAAATTCAGCGGCTGGCTACAGTCTACCGCGACACCCTGAATGGTATGACGAAGTAAATCACTATGACGGCAGAGTACATCAGGGACTGGCAACAACCGCGCCACGCAGTGGGGCGTGAAGGAACGGGGATCCCCGCTCCTGAATCCACGCTCTCCTCCTGGCTGGATGCCTACCGGGTAGAGAACGAGCGCCGCCAGGAAATGGCTGATGCGGCGTTCTCCGCCACGCCGCTGGGCAACCTGATTAATAAAAGCCTGGACGCACAGGAAAAACAGGACAAAACCATCGCACTGGCAGGAGACGCCAGAAAACAGGCACGCGGCGCGGTGGATGAAGCCATGGCCTCGCTGCGCCTGCTGCCGTCCTATCTGCGCGATCCGCTTATTCGCCACCTCTCCTTCCTGCGCAAAAAACAGGAAGCCGATCGCCGGAAAGGCAAAAAGAGCTGGCAGGCAGAACGCTACGCGCGCGGAAGCCTGCGCAAAATATTCGAACGTCTGGACCACACCGACAGCCGCTGGCTGACACCGGGTTATCGCGCCCTTGCCGGACGCGAACGCCTGGACGATTTGCTTTACCTGCCGCAGCTTAACAAGCAACAGATACAGACGCTGGCCACCATGACGGCGGCGATGTTCAGCAGCACATTCGAAACACTCTGTGATGGCCTTGGTGCCAGAGATGGCGAGCTGACCATGGAGGTGACGCTGAAGGCATATCAGATGCTGGCCCGCATGGCGTTACATCTGCACACCATGCCGCCACATTACGAAGCTCTGAACAAGAGCGATCCGGATACGGAACTGTTACCGGGCGCAATCCTTCGCCTGACCTGTGCGGAATGGTGGAAACGCAAACTGTGGCTGTTACGTTGCGAGTGGCGGGAAGAACAACTCCGCGCCGCCTGTCTGGTTTCCAGAAAAACATCGCCCTATCTGAGCCAGGACGCGTTAAGCGAGTTTCGCGCACAGCGCGAGAAAACACGCGATTTCCTGAAAAGTTTCATGCTGGAAAACGAAGACGGGTTCACGATTGATCTCGAGACAGTGTATTACGCGGGAGTAAGTAACCCGGTTCACCGTAAGGCAGAAATGATGGCCACCATGAAGGGGCTGGAACTTCTGGCCGAAGCCCGTGGCGACAAAGCGGTGTTTCTGACTGTCACCTGCCCGTCAAAATACCACGCCACAACAGAGAACGGTCATCCGAATCCCAAATGGAACGGGGCCACCATGCGCGACTCCAGCGATTACCTGGTTAACACGTTTTTTGCGGCGGTCCGCAAAAAACTGAACCGCGACGGTCTTCGCTGGTATGGCATCCGCACGGTGGAGCCTCACCATGACGGCACCGTGCACTGGCATATGATGGTCTTTGCTCATCCGGAAGAAATCGACAGCATCGTGGCCATCACCCGCGATATTGCCATTCAGGAAGACCGCCACGAGCTGGGCAATGATATTACTCCGCGCTTTAAGGCGGAGTATGTCGACGGCTCAAAAGGCACACCAACCAGCTATATCGCGACCTACATCGGAAAGAACCTGGACAGCCGCGCCGTGGATGGCATCGACCCGAAAACGGGCAAGCCACGCGTTGACCACGAAACCGGAAAATCAATGGCCGAGAGTGTGGAGCGCGCCATCGGCTGGGCGCGCCTTCATCGGGTCCGCCAGTTCCAGTTCTTTGGCATCCCCTCCCGTCAGGTGTGGCGTGAACTGCGCCGCCTTGCCAGCCAGATGGCACGCAACCCGGAAGGCCCGCAACGACTGAAAGATGACGCAATGGATGCGGTACTCGCTGCCGCCGATGCCGGGTGTTTTGCCACCTACATTGAAAAACAGGGCGGCGTACTTGTTCCACGCAAAGACTACCTGATTCGCACCGCCTACGACCTCGCAGATGAGCTGAATGATTACGGCGAACAGAGCGTACAGATTTACGGGATCTGGTCACCACTCATCGGGGAATCCTCCCGTGTGTGCACGCATCCGGATAACTGGAAACTGGTAAGACGTAAACCGGAAACGGAAGACAGCGCCCGCGAAAATGGTTTTGACCTTCAGGGCGGCCCTGCCGCCCCTTGGACTCGTGGCAATAACTGTCCCCGTGTACAGGAAACGGACAACAACGGGACAGAACAGCCGGAAGAACGGCCAGCACCGTGGCCGCGGCTTCCTGAAGGCGTTGACGTGAATGAATGGATGCGCTCACTGAAACGGCACGAACGCCGGGCACTGATGCGTTCGCTGCGTGACAAACAGGCAAAAAACAGCAGTGATGAAATGCAGAACTGGACACAGAGCCGCAAACAGCCACAGCCTTTGCCTGATAACCACGAGTTACTCGCTAAAGAATGGCGGGAGTCTGCTGAATCTCTCGGCCTGCATATCGGTGAACAGCAGATGCAGCACCTGTTACGGGGCGGCAGTCTGTACGTTGGCGGCAGCATCATTGCACCGCAGGGATTTGAAATTGTACGCAAACAGGATACCCGCCCGGACAGCCGAATCACGCAGCTCTGGCAACGCCTGAGTCGTAATCACGGCGTAAGCAGCACGGAGATCCGCCATAACCCGGTCGCCAGCTATCTGGAACAACTAGAGGCATCAGACCCTGAAGCCGCCGCACGCCTGGCATCCACACTTCAGCAAGACCAGAACACCATGAAAACACCCGTTACCGTACTTTCTGACATGCTGCGCGCCATCCGCGACGCAGAGCACGCACAGAGAATCAGTGAAACCACTAAACATGCTCGCAAAAAAATCAGTTTATTGCATCGAACACGATAGAAATATAGAGCTAAGGCCGCCCTAGGAATAAGGAGGCCTTGAAAATCAACCTATCTTCTTATGAAGTAAAATTAATTTCTGTATTAATTTGGAATGAAACATTGATATATCAGAAATTCTTATTTCATTAGGCGAGTCTATATGATTGGAAACTTCTTCCTCCAAGGAGTCACAAATACTTTCTAGATTTTCAATATCTGCATTTAATTCTGGAAAACTATTAAACAAATATAATGAATCCCGTAACTCTCCTAGTTTTGGTAAAAGAGTATTACTGAATACACTAAGAAACTCCTCTTCTGATAATGCCATGGAGTTTTTAAAACTTTGCACAACATCGAATGCCAACCCATTAATTTTAGGCATAATTACTTCTCTTACCCAATACCCTTCATTAATAGCTTCTTTACGTTCTTTTCTATGTTGAACACAAGGAATAACAAAGGATGAAACTAAAGCAAATAAAGAGATGCCAATAGAAATCCACTCTGGACCATTTTCCGGAACCTTTACAATATTATATATATCATAGGAATTTGGAACATCTTTGAAATAATTAGCAAATAAATCTTTTTTGTTATCCCTTGCCAGAGATAACTTATGAAAGGTGTCGTTTGCCTTTTCACAAAACATCAAGCCATCATTCGGGTTTCCGGATAACAAAAACGGTGATGATATACCACTAAGTCCTGAATCGGGAATATAAAAAGGCGTGTTTGGATAAAGTGACTCATTACATTCAATGTTTTCTTTATTGGAAAAATCTGTCACAGAGCAAGCTGCGGGGAATATAAAAAAAATGACAGACAGCGCTGTCATTTTGATTTGAAAAATATTTTTAAAAGAAGGGAACATTTTTATGTAAGCCTCTCCTTACAGCTCTATCTAATTCAGAAAGCATACCTTCTTTATATTCACGACCATCAAGTACAGTGCGACTATAAAATTCGCTAGGCGAAGAAAATTTCGGCAAAACCGTTTCAAGCATACCTAGAAAGTATGAGCTTGATACAACAATTCCCTTGGGGATCAATAGATATAATCTATCATTACTGGTTGTGCAAAATTTCCCTATATTAAAGTAATCATAGGCCTGGCGCCCATTAGAACGTCCAGCAAAAAGTTTCTTGTTACTATCTTTTACTAACTTATTGAAATCTATGGTGATGTCAGCCATTTTCATGTACCTGTCCTCAAGTTCGCTGGGTGGCGTTTTCTGGTAGAGGAAAACGAATATTGATCATAACTCCAGGAAATCGAGCATCCTTCATACGCTTAAGATAGTTGCGATCCGGTTCAGATTCAAGCCCTACATCATTAAAAGGGTAAGTAAAAATGTCACTTTCCTCGTCATTAACCAACCTTTGCTTTAATTTATATGATCCATCAAAGTTAATATGAGTACTACCAGATATTAAAGTCATTTTTATCCCACCTTTAATATCTCTTCCCATTTTTTTAAGATTATCATGCATATCTTGAAATAACTTCAATAATTCAATTGTTCCGGTGCCAGAACTGTCAGTTTCTTTCTCGTTTTTACAACTCACCCGCCCTTGCAAGGCCGCTACTGTTGTTAATCCTTCCTTAAACATACCCTTTTTCTTAATATGCTTATTTATGTATGGATTAACTTGTTGACTTAATGAAAAATGATCCTCAGGTAAATTATCAAAAGTTTCGCTGATAGTTTTCCCAAAATTGAAAACAGCCAACTCACATATGGGGTTTCGTACGTTATTATTAACAAAACCTCTCAAATACCAGCGTGGGCGTTGCTCTAACCCACAATGCCGCTCCGCATTATCAAGGAGTTCCCCCATGCAGGAAGTTAAATGCTTTTCTGCCTCATGTACAAGTTTTAAATTATGATCATTTAAGCATTCGTTTATGTATGCGGTAAATTTTTCAGCAGTGACATTTTTTCTGTCATGGGCAAAGGCAGAAGCATTCTCCTTTCCGATACTATCAGCAGAGAAGATTCGTTTCTTCGGATTCGCTTTTTTCGATGCTTCAGTAGAGTCCAGAACTTTACCTGGTGCAGCATTACTAATCTCTTTTACAAGCCCGACATCCCTGATAATTTCAAGATACTGTTCATCTTTAGGGTAGATACCATTAATCTGAATCATCGTATCTTTGAAATTTATATTACTTTGCCTTGCTGCTGTAAGAGCAACACCTAATAGACACTCAAGACCAAGACAGTGTTTTTTGTTTTTCTTGTAATCAAAAATATATGATTTCCATTTACCTCTTGCAATTAATTTTGTGGCTGCACTAATAAATAGCAGAGATTTCTCTGGATTGTCATATAAGTCAAAATATTTAGGTATTAATATCTTCTCTGCGTCACGACGAAGAATTGATGAGTCATACTCTTTTATAATCGATATATTTTCAATGAACGTAGCGACTTGGTTTTGGACAGGAGTTGTTTCATCGGAAAAACGAAGACTACCATTTTTCTCTTGCGCAGGCTTTTTTTTCTTAGCTCTCTCAACGCTACGAAGAAATCGCAACCATCCACGTAAAAAGGTTCTTTTAGAATCTTCTTTATTGATTTTTTTCATTTCCAAATGTTCCTGCAAAGTTAACGTAGCCCACAAGGCGCTAAGTATACTTTCTGCTATATTTTTTTCACTATACAAATGCACAATAGTGCACAAATTTGCACAATTTTTTTGAACGACTTTTTGCCCTTCCGGCCCGCATGGTGGCTGGATCCGTCAAGGATCCGTGCGTGCACAAAAAAACGCATTTTTTCTGCGCGCAGGTGACGGGGGAACAGCCCGCGTTTCAGGGGGTAAATAGCATTCCCTGAACGATGTCGCAGAGATACAACAGAATGGCTGTATTTCTCACGCTGAGCGTGAAAAAGACGTGAGGGCTTTTGATTTGATGGGGTGAAAGGTAAGGCCGTCAAAATCGCACTGAGACGGCGAGAACATGCAGTCAACGCGGTGGGATTGCGTAAGAGTCTGACTGTCGATGATGGCAATCAGCAGGAAAGCGTCGTGAAATTATCTGACTGATACAGGAGCTGGAGAGTCGGGGCATAAATTTTTTATGCCCCGGCGAAGCAGCAGACAAGCGAAGCGCGTCAGGATGTGGGCTGGGTGTCTAACAGTGCGTAAGGGTTAAAGCGGATCACCTCTTCGCCAAGCCAGTCATTGATGTGCTTCATGGCCTCCATGACAGGCATCAGCTCGTTAATTGCGTAAACCCGCGCGGCCTTCTCCACATCACCAAACGCACTTTTTTCGCCCGGCATCGCCCCCATCAGTTGCGGCGGAACGCGGTGCGCAGCCAGCACATCATCACGGGATGCCGCCTTAACATTCATGAACTCATCCTTTGCGGTGATCTGCTGGAACGGCAAAATTTGCACCCCCTCTTTGCCCCCGTTGGGCGCATGGATGAGCACGTTTTTAAACGCACCACCACCACGCGCACCCTGTAACGTTTCTTTCAGGGAGTCCATGCTTTCGCGGTTTACCTGCGCTGCACCGATGTAGATGATGCACCCGGCGTGGGATCCATTGTCGTAATACAATTTTCTGAACATGTCCGCCGAATGAGAAAGGCTGGCCGAGAGTAATGCGCCAAGATATTCCGGCATGCCGTAAATTTCCTGGTTAATGTCCGGATTCATCAGGTGGCACACTTTGCCAGGGCGAAACTGAAACGCGTCCTTGCCATCCTGCACATACCACCATGATTCAAGATCGCTTCCGCGTCGCATGTATTTCGCCAGTGCGTGCCGTAATTTAAGTGGTTCGCCGAGCATATTGCTCCGAAGCTCAAGGAATGCGTTACCGAACACAAACCAGTCCAGCGCCAGCGCCGAGAAATCCTGCCGGGAAAGCAGCGGGTGCGGGATGTAGCAACCGAGCAATACATTGCGCTTAAAGTAAAGCGCAGACTGATGCCAGGACGTTTGCCGGGCGGCTCTTGCCAGACCGTACCAGTCCACCGGGGTTTCATACCATCGCCCGTTATCAGCACAGTACATATTGTCCAGCAGGTCATGCCCGGTCAGGCGATAAGGACCATCAAATGTGAATGCACTGAGCGATGATTCTTTCCTGAGCGCATCAGCGAGATCAATGCGTGAACTCATGCGCATTTTTTTATTTTTTCTGCTCATCAGAACTCCATAACCGTGAAACGCTCGTTTTCTCCTTCGCCGCCAATTGGTTCGTTAATGACAGCAAGCATGGTTGCCCACGCAAGGTCGCCGTGGCTGATCCCCCTCGCGCGGTCCGTTTCGTAAGTGATAAAGCCACCCGGTGTTTTCACCTTACGCACGGCGTTAAAGGCCGCGACCAGCTCGCGTTCGGCGCGATCGTATTCCCACCGTCCGGCACGCATTATTTGCAGCATTTTCAGTACCAGCGACCGTTTGGATGACAGCGTGAAGGTGTACGGAATAGCAGCAGGGAAAAACCGCTTCACTATCTGATAAACAGCCTCCCCGTTCCCGCCCGTCACATCAATGCCGATGTGTTCCACGTTGTAGCGACACGTGAACTCTTCAATGACTCTGGCCTGTTCTTCAAACTCCAGCCCCTGAACGCGTCGCGTCTCCACCGTTCGAAAACGGCCACCAGGAACAGCCGGAGGAACCACCACGGACACAGCGCCGCTGTCCCCGTTGCCACTGCTGCCGTTTGCGTCATACCCAATCCATACCGGACGATTCCCCATCGGGCGGGGAGCAAAAGGTTTCCAGTCTTTCCAGTCGTCGTATCCGTCAACACCGCAGCCAATCAGGATATTCAGGTTAAATGCCGATTCCCCTTCGCGGACAAACTCACACATATAGAGATTGAGGAACTCGTCTTCGGTGTTTTCATCACGAATTTCGTCGATATCGGTGTGTTTCCAGCCGTGTTTAACCACATCTTCCAGCGTGACAATTTGCCGCCACGTCCGGTCAGGGCAGATAAGCCCGTTATGCAGCGTTTTCCAGTCCACAGAAAAACGCTGGCGTTTATGCGTGGCCTTTTTCTCGTTCCAGCGGTCGCCGTTCCAGTAGGCGTATGCCTCGTGCGTTTCGGTGGATGGCGTGGAGAAGTAGGTGCGCCGCAGTCCGCTGAGGGTTGCCATAGCGCCAGCCACCTTGCGCAGTTCGGCAAAGCGACTGACCCAGAAAAATTCATCAAAATAAAAATTGCCCGTATAGGACTGTGCCGACGCAGCAGAAGTGCCGAGAAAATGCAGCTCTGCGCCGTTTGAGAGGATGATTTTATCGCCCCCTTTCAGCTCCACATCAACTTCAGCCGCGGCCTTCTGAATAATGCTTTTAAACTGGAACGCCTGACGACGCGACGCAGACAAAAAAATCTGGTTACGCTGGTAAGGTTGCGCCACATCGTCACGCAGCGCCATCAGCAGTGCTTCCTGTGCAAAATACCAGGTCGCCCCAATCTGTCGGGATTTCAGGATCATCCTGTTACGTATCCCGGCTTCCCTGCAAAGGGTCAGGGAGTCAAACCAGCCCCGCTGATGCCACTCCAGCCTGCTGATGATTTTTTCCCGCAGTGCGGCAATCTGTTCCGGCGTGAAATGATTTTTGAGTTTTTTCGCCCGGCCTTTCTTTCCTGTGGCCGTCGCATCCGGCTGGCCATCATGCAGTTTTTTAAGCTGCCGGGTCAGCAGGTCTATTTCCTTGAAGTCACCACCTGTTTTATTCTGTTTTTCAGTGAGCTGGATGAGGCGCGCATCGATGGACTGCGTGACACGCTGCACGGGTGGCGTTTCATCCCACTGGTCGCGTTTTTTCCACGCATAAATCGTGTTCGGGTTTATTCCCATCAGACGTGATATTTCTGCGGGCGGATAACCCTGCCAGTAAAGTTGCCGCGCACGCTGGCGCACAAAAGCGTCCTGAATCATTGCTCCCCCTGAGTAATTACAGGAAGATTACCCGCGCGCGAAACTGTTCTCCTTAACCCCCTGTTCTGGCCGTTTTCTTACAACAAAAGCCCTTTGTATCAGCCTGTTACGCTTTGCCATCATGACTGAAGAACCAGTCAGAGGGGCAAAAACTATGGCTAATGAAAAAAAGACATCCCGCAAAAAGTTTCGCGTGGCTGTCTCCGGTGTAACGGCAGACGGGCGCGAAATCAACGGCGACATGCTGAAAGCTGCCGCCACCAGTTATAACCCGTCCGTTTATGGTGCACGTGTGAATATTGAGCACATCCTGTCACCACTCCCCGGTAGCGAGTTTTCCGCTAGGCCTTTGCCAGTTTTGGGTACATTTTAGAAGAAAATGCTGCACCGTTACATTTCAGCCACCCTGCTGGCGGTGTGGCTGAGGGCCACGGAACAGGTACACCAACGGGCAACGCAGAGCCTTCCCCCAAACCAACGTTTTCATACTGCCCTTACGATGTAATTAAACGCAATGTTACGAGGACGGTTTTCGTTTGCAGTTGGAACAATTCTTGAAGCATCAAGGCCTATCACTTTTGGGTAAACAGTGCCGTCTGTTCTTTCTGTCACCATACTTCTGGTGAAGGAGAAATAACTATTGTTCGTTGAGGGACTCAAAGGCACCACTGCCCCCTTAAATGAGCCTACTGATTCCCATATTGAATAATTTTCGGTGTTTACAGTCTTGAACTCACCATAGATATTACGTATGGCATCACCTTGAGCGGATAATATTGTTCTCCCCGCATCCACACCACGTCCGTCATCCCAACCACGGATAAATTCACCGCGTAAATCCGGTAATTTATTGGTGGGATAAGCCTTTGCCAGTCTGGGATACATTTCAGAAGAAAATGCTGCACCGTTACATTTCAGCCATCCCGTTGGCAGTGTTTCTAAGGGCCACGGAACGGGTACACCAACGGGCAGTGCAGAGCCTTCCCCCAAACCAACGTTTTCATGCTGCCCTTACGATGTAATTAAACGCAATGTTATGGGGGCGTGTTTCAGATGCTGTGCGAACTGAGCGAGAGGCGTCGAATGTCCATACAGAAGCACCATATCCTTCAATGATCTCAGTTGGTTGTAAGCCTACTGATAATATAGAGTCAGTTTGACTAAATGGTCCTGAATTAAGCGCATCTTTAAAAAGCTGAGTACGCCCAAAAGTGCCAACTATATTCTGAATAGCGTCAGACTGTGCAGACAGTAGGTTGCGCCCATTATCAACGCCCCGTCCGTCATCCCAGCCGCGAATAAATTCGCCCCGTAAATCCGGTAATTTATTGGTGGGGTAGGCCTTTGCCAGATTGGGGTACATTTCAGAAGAAAATGCTGCGCCGTTACATTTCAGCCACCCCGTTGGCAGCGTGGCTGAGGGCCATGGAACGGGCACGCCAACGGGCAACGCAGAGCCTTCCCCCAAACCAACGTTTTCATGCTGCCCTTACGATGTAATTAAACGCAATATTACGAGGACGAATGGTTACATAATTAACCCCATCACCTCGTGAAGGCCCTGCAAATGAAAAACGGGAAAAGCCTGGTTGGTTAGAAACAATTTGGTCATAGTTATTGATTGAATGACCAGACCCAATGTCGAAATTACCTCCGTAATGAGAAAAACTTGTACCATCCTGCCCTGAAAGCAGGGTACGTCCCGCATCAATCCCGCGCCCATCATCCCAGCCACGGATAAATTCACCGCGTAAATCCGGTAATTTATTGGTGGGATAAGCCCTTGCCAGTCTGGGATACATTTCAGAAGAAAATGCTGCACCGTTACATTTCAGCCAGCCCGTTGGTGGTGTTGCTGAGGACCACGGAACGGGCACACCAACGGGCAGTGCAGAGCCTTCCCCCAAACCAACGTTTTCGTTTTTATCCCTACCTATACCAACTCTGTATTTTTCACGAAACAAAGAGGATGTTTTTTATGCAAATTGGCTATATTCGTGTGTCAACAAATGACCAGAACACGGATTTACAACGCAATGCACTGAACTGCGCAGGATGTGAACTGATTTTTGAAGATAAAATCAGCGGAACGAAATCAGCCAGACCGGGATTGAAAAAACTGCTCAGAACGCTATCAGAAGGAGATACGCTGGTTGTCTGGAAGCTGGACAGACTGGGCAGAAGTATGAAACACCTGATCACGCTTATTGAGGAATTGCGGGAAAAAGGTGTTAATTTCCGTAGTCTGACGGACAGCATTGACACATCAACACCCATGGGGCGTTTCTTTTTTCACGTCATGGGGGCTTTAGCCGAAATGGAACGTGAATTAATTGTAGAGCGTACACTGGCCGGGCTGGCAGCAGCACGCGCACAAGGACGCATTGGCGGACGTCGCCCGAAGTTGACAAAAGAACAACACGAGCAAATAGCGAGGCTGATTAAAAACGGTCATGACAGGAAACAACTGGCGATCATTTACGACATCGGCATATCGACGATTTATCGTTATCACCCTGCAGGCGATATACAGGCTGAAGAAACAACCAGGCAGACTCAGGAAAATAAAAACCGCTAATCTGACCATTAGCGGTTTTGCGTTAATCAAAACAGCCCTTTAACGGAGCTGGCCGCGCTGTTAAGGGATGATGTGACCTTATCTTTGAAGCCGGACAGCATATCACTGAACGATGAGGATTGCAGGCGCTCCCGCAAATCCTCATCACAGCGTCCAAGAGTCAGTGAAAATTCTATCTTTTTCGCCTTACCGTAGCGATCAAACTCGGAACGGGTCGTATTCGTTTCAGTCAGTACATACATGCCGTAAATCTGCCCGACACCATCAATCAGAGGCCAGGGGCGTCCTGTATATGCCTGCGTGGTCAGCAACGAAAGCGACACTTCGCCACCTGTAATTTCAGGATAAAGCACGCCGGAAAGCACGATGCGATCATCACCTGCGCCGATATACTGCCAGCTTGCTGAACGATTAACGCGTTCATTTTTCACATGCCGCCAGCTTTTGTTTTGCTGTAACTGCTGATGCGGCAATGTGCGCAGCTCAAAAACAAACATGCCGTAGATCATCATCATGGCCATGACTCCTCAATCTTTATCGTAAAAACTGCCACGTCCGGCACGGTCGCGTCGTTCCAATTCTGCCCTGACCATTTCACCGACCAGTTTCGCCAGTTCGCGGGGATTCTGCGTAACAACGTTATGCAGATGAACATGAATTTCACCGCCAAATCCGGAGACAACAGGCTCCCGGTTACGGGAAGTTGCAGGAACTGATGCCACTGGCGATCGTATGGCCTCCGCCACCGGGCGGGAGCTGGCCGCAACAACAGGGACCAGCGCCGGAGGCAGAGGAGTCGGGACCACGGGTGTGATGTTGATTGCGGAAGCAGGCTTACTGACCTGCGCAATCTTCCGCTCCTGCCACTCCCCACGAACAGCAAGTGCGCGGGGCAGGTTCTTAAAGACAATATCGCCGGGGCCAATGCGTTTTTTCGTCTCATCAACCAGCTTACCTGTGTTATCAGCAATTTTGCTGAGTCTGCGTAGCGTACCGGTATTGCTGTCTGTGAGCGGTTTGTTGTCTTTGGGTTTATCACCTCCGGTGCCATTGCCATTTTCCACAGGCTTCGGCGGATTGATTTTCGCCAGGTCCCCCTGAAGCAAGGCAACCTTGTCCTGAAGAATGGCCGCACGCTGTGCGTCTTCGATTTTCTTGCGCGCCCTTTCCGCTTCATCCGGAAGGACGCCAAGTTTTTCAAGTATCCACGCCAGCGTATCCAGTAGCATTTTTGCAGGCGTCAGAACAAGTTGTAACGCACCGCCAAGAACGTTACCGAATATCTCGCCAGCACTGGTACATTTTTCCAGCGTTTCCTTGCTGGACTCCATCGGTGACAGCAGCGATTTAAACCAGTTAAACACCTGGCTGATCCCGCTTCCGATTGCGTCAAAAACAGGACCAAACCGTTCAAAGGTTTCGCGCAACGGGGCCAGCCTTTCCATAATCCCGCTGAACACCCCGGCAAAAAATGCCCTGATGGGATCCCAGTATTTCCAGATAAGAACGGCAGCTCCGGCAAGTGCAGCCACGATAAGACTAACCGGACTGAACAGCGCCCCGATAGCGCCTCCCAGTAAAGAAACGGAACCCGTCACCATTCCCCATAGTGCTGGCAGGACCCTGACAGCATTCATTGATCCGGTCAGGAGAGAAAAACCAAGACGCAGTTTTGCCAGCGGACCAGCAAGCATACCAATAGCCAGCGACAACGAGCCAACCGTTGCAGTCATTGCCAGCAACGCACCGCCTGCTATCAGTAGCTGGCGCGTCAGTGCCGGATGGGCCTGCGCCAGCGCCGTCACCCTTGATACCACCCGCGTGAGCCACTGCGTGACAGAACGCAGCGGACCGTCAATCAGATCTGCAATGCGGATGCGCAACCCTTCCCATGCACTGCCGAGTGATTTCAGATCGCCGTCAAGGTTGTTGGCCATAACCTTTGCTGTGCGTTCAGCCTCACCGCGCGCGCCTTCAAGTTCTTTTCTCAGTTTGGGTAAGGAACCGTCACCCACTGCATCAACGAGCGCCATAAACGATGTGAAAGCCTCTTCTCCGGCAATGTCCTTAAAGAACGATACCCGGTCAACTTCCCCGTATTTGCGGGTGGCTTTATAAAGGTCGGCCAGCACATCCTCCATCGGGCGCATTTTACCCCCGGCATCCGAGACGGACACGCCCAGCTCTTTCAGAGCTTCTGCCGCCGCCTTTGGCGGTGATGCCAGACGAGCCAGGCTGGCACGCATTGCCGTCCCGGCATCACTCCCTCTGATGCCCATATTCGCCAGCACGCCAGCCATCGCTGCGGCCTGCTCCAGCGATATTCCCAGCTTACCCGCCACCGGACCTGCATATTTCATGGTTTCGCCCAGTGCGCGAAGGTCAGTGTTGGTACGGGTAAACGCTGCGGTGAGTGTGTCACCGACCCGGTCCATCTGGTCAGCAGAAAGGCCGAACTGCGTCAGGATATTTGAGCCAATATCTGCCGTCTCGCCGAGATCCATACCGCCAGCCGTTGCCATGCTCAGCACTCCGGGAAGCGCAGCCTGAATGGCCTGCGGTGTGAAGCCTGCCATTGCAAGAAATGCCTGCCCACTGGCGGCATCGCCTGCAGTGAACTGCGTTTCAGAGCCAAGTTTTAACGCCTGTTCACGCAGCGCCTTAAACTGCGGGCTGTTCTGGTCGATTCGCGTCAGTGCCTGAACGCGGGACATCTCTTTCCCGAACCCGATCGCAGGCTGCAAAAAACGCCCGGCAGCATAGCTGCCAGCCGCTGCCGCACCAATTGCCAGCGCACCACCTGTTTTCAGTTTTCCCGCGGTTTCCTGCGCGCGCGAATACCGCTCACGCGCACGTGTTACACGCGCAAGCGCCTGCCGTTCGCGTTCAAGCTGGTTGTTGTACTGTTCGGTGCGTCTGATGGCCTGCTGGATGGTGTTATCGCTGCCTGTCAGGGAAATGCCGTGGCGTTTCAGCTCTCCGCCAAGCTCCCGCATTTTCTGAATTTCCCGTGTGCGCGATTCATTCAGGCGTTCAAGCCGGGTGCTTAACTGCTGCATCAGCTTTTGTTGTTTTTCGCTGAGCACTGTACCCGTGCGTTGTAACTGATTAAGGGCGTTAAGCTGGCGTCGTGCTTTCAATATGCCAGCATCCGCTTTACCGACAGCGTCACGGGCGCGCTCAAATGAACGCGCCTGACGCTCGAGATTTTTGATCGCCCCCTGCGTTCGCTGGATGGAGTCACCAAACTGCCCCATCAGGCGGCGGGCGTTTTCGGCAGGGCGGGGCAGCCCGTCAACGGCGCCGAAAGCGACCCCGGTGTCAAGAGGCTTTATTGTCTGCATTCCCGCTGCGAAGTGCCGCCCGCTCACGCCAGCTAACCACTTCGCCGGGCGTCATCATGAAGATTTCGGCGGGCGACCAGTTAAAAATGGCGGCGATATCTGCCACCAGATCTTCGATGTGCTCAAAGCACACCAGGGTGATTACGCTGCCGTCTCCTGCACGCTCTTCGCGCCAGAGTCTGGCTCGCTCATAAAATTTACAGCCACAGCGCACAACTGAATAAAATCGCGTGACGACATTTTTTTAATCATCACTTCATCCAGTCGTGGCGAGGTCACGCGAGGCAACAGCGTGAACATGGTATCCGCTTTCAGATTCAGCACATCAGACAGCGACAGACCACGCAGGGATCCAGCCTGTTCAATAGCCCCGGTGATCTCCACATACGTGATTTTTTCGCCACCACGCTCAATTGGTCGGGTCAGTTTTACGCCACGTTCGACAGCCATATCCTCACCTGCCGTCACATCATCCGCCACGGTGTTATTCCGGGTTTCAGTATCGATGTCTTTCATCAGTTGTCTCCTTTTCAGTCAGAGGCGACGCACTGCGCCGCCTGCATATTACTTATCAGCCAAGCCCGAGCGCGGAACGGATGCGATCGGGCACAATGTCCTTGCCGTCCTTCCGGTAAATGAAGTTCAGCAGGTCAATCTCCCACAACGGGCGATCGTTAACACTCAGCTTGTAGTAGGTGTTTTTAATGGCGTAAGTGTGTGATGTGGCTTCGCCCTGTTTGGCTTCCCCCATATCAATTTCCGTCACACGTCCGCGCATTTCGACTTCATACAGGTCGCTTTCTGCATCGGTGTAGTATTCACCCGCAAAACGCAGCAGCGTGCCGTCAATCGTGCCGCCATACTTAAGGAACAGCTCACGAACTGCGCCCCCCATGACAAAGCTCGCATCAAGCGCGGAGTCGTCCAGACCGAGATCAATACTTACCGCACCCATCATGCCACCACCCCGGTAGCTGTCGGTTTTGCGCGTCAGCTTAGGCAGAGTGACGGACGTCACCTTACCCACTTCGTTTTCACCATCCACAAACAGCGTAAAAAAGCGAAGATGTTTTGGTACAGCCATCAGGCACCTCCCAGCACCGCAAATGCGGGACCAAAGAATTCATCAGTAAACGACTGGTAAAGCTCCATGTCTTCCAGCGGGGGAACAGGCGTATATTTGTAGCGAATACGCACGCGCCCCTGACGTAAATTCGTGGTGCCGTTATCCACCACGTCATACCAGCACGACGCCCCAATCAGTTTCCCGGCAGTAACCAGTGAATCCAGTTTTGCCCTGATGGCACTGATAACATCTTTCACGTTCGCAGGCGTCAGTGGACTGTCGATGGTTTCAAACTGCGCTTCCGCAATTGAATCAGCCAGCACCTGTGCGGTTCGGGTATACACCTCAAAGATGTAGGCGTTCGTTTCCGGTGTGCGGTTGCCCCAGAAGCGGAACCCGTTGCGACGAATAATGGTCGTGATTTCTTTGTTGTTGAGGCTGTTGGCATCACTGTCTTCGGCCTGCAACGACCAGAACACATGCCTAGACATCCCCAGCACATTTTTAACCGGAACGTTGGACAGCGATTTGTGCCAGCCCTGCTCATGGTCAATGTACGCACGAAGGCCGCACGCATAGGCAGGCGCGGGGAACGTTTCGTTTTTGCCACTTTTCGGGTTGTAGGCGATGAAGTCCGGCCATAAGAGCATCACCTCACGTTCGTTGAATTTCTGGCGGTAGGTAATCGCCTCAGCCATCGTGTTACAGCCGTGACATGAGGCATACACAAACGCGCGCAGTTTACCTGCAATCACGCACAGGGATTTTGTTACCGCCTCCGTGTCCAGCTCCGGCGCGGCCAGAATACGCGGACGGTATCCGATGCTTTCATCCTGCTCTGCAACAAGCAGCGCATACATCCCCGTATAGCTGCCGTCAGATTCAGAACCACCGATAACCAGTTGATCCTGCGTTTTTCCGTCTTCTTCTTTGTGTTCAGCCACGCGAACGACGATCACCTTTGTGCTCACCTGGTCTGCGATGGCCTTAAGCGCACGATAAAGCGTCCCCGTTGTTCCGCATTTTCCCAGCACGTCATTGACGCGGGTCAGCAGTGTGGGCTTGTTCAGCGGGAACAGCTCCGCATCCGCATCATCCGCCGTTGCCACGATACCGATAACACTGGAATCAACATCATTAATCGCTGTTACCAGGTCGGTACTTTCCGTAACACGGGCACCATGAAAACGAGTTTCACTCATAGCTTCAGCCCCTTGTATCCGTTAAATGATTCAGCAACAATCATCACCCACCACGCGCGTAATCTCACCCCTGCGCTATTCTCCCGCCACGGCGACAACAAAAAGCAGTAACCCACTCCGCACGCACATGCGACCATGCCGCACAGGGAGGGAACAGATGACCGACACCACCATGCAATTGCTCAGTCAGGGCACAGACCCCGTGAAAATGCCGGATTTTGATATTCTCGCGGAGGGTAAAACGCTGTCCGGCGTGGCAGAGCGCCTGATGAGCCTGTCGCTGACCGACAACCGGGGATTTGAGGCGGACCAGCTCACCATCACGCTGGATGATGCCGATGGCCAGTTGCAGCTACCGCCACGGGGCGCGCGTCTGACGGTTCTCATTGGCTGGAAAGGGGAACCGCTGACAGAAAAAGGCACTTACATTGTTGATGAAATCGCTCACGAAGGACCGCCGGACAGGCTGACTGTTTCAGCCAGAAGCGCAGATTTTCGGGATGAATTTAACGTTAAACGTGAGGTGTCCTGGCATGATGTGACCGTTGAGCGTGTGGTATCCGCCATCGCTCATCGGTACGGTCTGAAACCGCAAATCAGCGAAATGCTGATGGATATCGAAATCGACCACGCCGACCAGACCGAAGAAAGCGACATGTCCTTTCTTACGCGCATGGCGGAAATGCTGGGCGCAATCACCACGGTAAAAAGCGGCAATCTGTTATTCATCATGCCAGGTGGTGGCGTGAACGCACAGGGCCAGCCGTTGCCCTCGTTCGCCATTACACGCAGCAGCGGCGATCGCCATCAGTTCCGTATTGCTGACCGCGAGGCGTATACGGGGGTACGCGCCTACTGGCTTGATCTTAATTACGGGAAAAAGAAAAAAGTCAGCGTGAAACGCCGTAAACCGCCAAAACCCAAAAAGGAGAAAAGCAGCAGCCGTGAAGGTGATTATATGGAAGGCGCGGAAGGCAATGTGTTTGTGTTACGCAAGACTTATCAGAACGAGCAGGCAGCAAGACGCGCAGCGGCGGCAAAGTGGCAGCAACTACAACGCGGAGCCGCATCATTCTCCATCACACTGGCTCGTGGACGCGCAGAACTCTACCCCGAAATGCATGGCACGGTGACAGGCTTCAAAAGTGACATCGACAATCAGGACTGGATTATTGCAAAAGCCGAGCACACCATTGATAACAGCGGCTTTACCACGCAGCTTGAGCTTGAAGCAAAAATCCCGGAATGGATAGCAGAAACAGAGTGAGCAACTTAGAATAGCGGCAGCACCACGTTAAGGGAGGTCGCTATGTTCCGTTGTCCGCTTTGTGGCGCATCTGCCCGTATCCGCACCAGTCGTTCGGAAAATGATTCAAACACCGTACGGAAAAAATATTACCAGTGTAACAACCTGGAATGCGGCATAAGTTTCTCAACACTGGAAGCTTTCCATAAATTCACATCGAAACACGCCCCCGGCGTTCACTCTTCAGAAGGTATCCCGTGGCATGAGTTGCCAGCTTCACACAGGGGAAACAATCAGATGAGTTTGCCTTTATCTCAGAATTAACAGGCAGAATTGCCGGAGTAACAAAAAAGCGATAGATTACGCGCGGGTGCCTTTCGGCTGATGGTCGGAGGGAATACCCGAAGGCCGGATGTGGAAAGGCCCCGGAAAACATCTCTGTTTAACCGAGGCCCTAACATATCTACCTTAAGCAAGTGATAGGTTAGCGCCTCTCCAACAAAGGAGCAAGCGCTATGTCGCAAAAATCGCTTACGGCCATCACGTTCTGCGTGACGGTAATCCTCATAATCTGGATGCTGCACGGTTCGCTGTGTGAAATACGGATGAGCTTCTGGGGAGCGGAGTTTGCGGCGTTCTTACAGTGTAAGCAGTAAGGAAACCGCGACGGGGGAGCAATCCCCCGTCAATCGGTTGCCAGGGTAAGGTCGATAAGGCACCCTATCTCACAGACATGAACAACAAACCCGCAGCGTAAAAACTGCGGGTTTTCTTTTTGGTTCCCTCACTCATGAGGACACCAAAAACAAAGCCCATAGCATAGAATGCTGTGGGCTTTTTGCATTCAAAGATGGACGTTATATGGACACTTAAAAATAAAATCCATTTATTTTCAAATAATTAAACTTCTACTTAAAGCGCCCGCAGGCGCTTTTTAGATTCAGAAAAATTGGGTATTAGCCAATATATTCCAGTCCGTTCATATACGGACGCAGAACTTCTGGTACTTCAATACGACCATCAGCCTGCTGATAGTTTTCCATTACTGCAACCAGCGTACGACCAACAGCCAGACCAGAACCGTTCAGGGTATGAACCAGACGGGTTTTCTTGTCCGACTTGCTGCGGCAACGTGCCTGCATACGACGTGCCTGGAAATCCCAAACGTTGGAGCAGGAAGAGATCTCACGGTAGGTGTTCTGTGCCGGGATCCATACTTCCAGGTCGTAAGTTTTGCAAGCGCCAAAGCCCATGTCGCCAGTGCAAAGGATGATTTTACGGTACGGCAGGGCCAGCAACTGCAGGACTTTTTCTGCATGACCAGTCATCTCTTCCAGCGCCGCCATTGAGTCTTCTGGGCGCACGATCTGCACCATTTCAACTTTGTCGAACTGGTGCATACGGATCAGACCACGGGTGTCACGACCATATGAACCGGCTTCAGAACGGAAGCATGGGGTGTGGGCGGTCATCTTAATTGGCAGATCATCTTCATCGATGATTTCACCGCGCACCAGGTTAGTCAGCGGAACTTCTGCCGTTGGGATCAGCGCATAGTTACTGGTGTCTGCTTCTTCTTCCAGCGGACGAGTATGGAACAGATCGCCAGCAAATTTCGGCAGTTGACCCGTACCGTACAGCGTGTCCTGGTTAACCAGGTACGGAACATAGTTCTCACTGTAGCCATGCTGTTCGGTATGCAGATCCAGCATAAACTGCGACAGTGCGCGGTGCATGCGAGCAATCTGCCCTTTCATTACCACAAAGCGGGAACCAGTCAGCTTAACTGCAGCTGCAAAGTCGAGGCCAGAGTGCATTTCACCCAGCGTCACGTGGTCACGAACTTCAAAGTCAAACTCACGCGGGGTACCCCAGCGGCTGACTTCAACGTTGTCATTTTCGTCTTTACCTACCGGCACTTCATCTGCAGGCAGGTTAGGGATGGTCAGCGCGATATCGCGAATTTCAGCCTGTAAAGCATCCAGCTCGGCTTTTGCTGCATCCAGCTCTTCGCCCAGTTTGTTCACTTCCAGACGTAAAGGCTCGATATCTTCCCCGCGCGCTTTCGCCTGGCCAATGGATTTCGATCGGGAGTTACGCTCCGCTTGCAGGTTTTCCGTTTTGACCTGCAATACTTTACGACGCTCTTCAAGAGCGCCCAGCTTATCTACATCCAGCTTAAAGCCCCGGCGTGCCAGTTTTTCAGCGACTGCGTCTGGCTCATTACGCAGCAGATTGGGATCGAGCAT